GAAGTAAAACAATTTCAAAAATTTGTTGCTGATACAGGTAGAGGTCATAAAGATTTTTACAATTTGCATAGAAATTGGAATGAAGAGCCTAAAGACGATACTATTCGTGAATTTCTTAAACTGAAACACGATTTATCTGACGAAAATCCTGAAAAACATTTAGGGTTATTGAAACTTACCGAAGATGATAAGGAATACTTAACTGATAGGGAAATTACCCAACGTCAGTTAGATTACGACCAAAAGTATAGTGAAGCGTTGAAGTTTATGAACGAGAAGTCTAAAGAGTATAAAACACCTTTAGGTAATCGTGAATTTGCTAAACCTATGACTAAAGAAGAGTTAGTTGAAGCGCATAGACCATATTGGAAGCGTAGAGACAAATCTCTTGAAAACTTTAATGAAATATCTATTTCTCTTGGGAAACTTGGAGATATTAAAATTCCTGTAACGCAGGAAAATAAAGATTATATTTCTAATACAACTCAAACAGGAGAAGCTTACATTAATCAATTTAAAGATAATGAAGACAAACCTAATTTTATTAATACTGATAAGTCAGTTGAAGCAATTTTTTGGGGTAACAAAGAGTTCAGGGAAAACGCTATTCAAAGAATTATAGAACAATCACACGCTTTATTTTTGGACGATTTTTCTAAAACCAATCGTAATGTTGATTTGAACGATGCAAAACATCGTGAAAAAACAACAGAAAGTACAAGTAGTGTTGAAGTTATAGGTGGAAACGGAGAAGACCCAAGAATGGGTAAATCTATCCTTGATTAAACACATTTTTAATAACATTTAATAAACAAAAAAATTATGGCTATTACAAGCAAACCACAAAACCCGCATAAAAATACTGCGCCAATAATGTTAGATACGAGTGAGTATTCTGACCCATTTGAAATTGCACAGTTATTGAAAAGTAAAACAGGAGTTCCAACAGAAGTACTTGATAGAGTACACTCTGACTGCCACAAAAAAATGAAAAACAATTGGATTGGCTTCCTTGACGGATACAATATGAATATTGAATTCGATACAGATTACGTTCAGTTTACTCAAAGTGAGCAACCTGATTATGTTATTACAGAAGGAGTTACAAGAGCAGGTAACACTTTTACGATTGATTGGACACAAGTAGATGGTTACGAAGTAGGTCAAGATGCCTTTTTCTACCGTGTAGATGATGTTGTTGCTATTTACGATGATGCAGGAAACGAAGAGTTTGGCGTTATTGAAAGCGTTGACCCTGCAACTAATTCATTTGTAGCAAAAAGTAGAGAAGGAGCAGATTGGTCTGTTGACACTTCTAACTTAACTATTGATGTTAATGGTTCTGATTTTGATAAAATGAGTTGTGCGCCTGACGGTTTGTTAGAATTACGTAAAACCACATCTATCACTTGTAAATTACAGACTGTTAAAGATTCAATGAAGAAAACAGCAGGTGGTAAGCAGTATAAAATTTGTATTGAAAAAGACCTTTACAAATGGTATTCTGATAATACACTTGCTCTTGACAGACGTTTAGATATTAAGGTTGCTAAAACTTTAATGAAAGAGGTTGAAAGTAAAGATGGTTCAGGTGCTTATTTAAACGGTAAGTATGGTTCTAAGGGATTATTCCAAAACTTACGTGAAAACGCTTTAGTTCATTCAGGTTACATTACAGATGTTGCAGGTGTTCAAGCAATCACAGAATATTGGGATAGTTTAGGATTTGAAGGAAAAGAATTCATTGCTCACGTTGATAATGTTCAATATAGATATTTTGAGAAAATAGCAAGTGCTTATGCTACTGCTTTAAATATTCAATTATCAGTAGTTTTAGGTAATACACCTGATAACTTTATGAAAATTGGATTTAGTTCTTTAACTATTGATGGTTACACTATTCACTTCTCTAAATGGGGATTAACAACAGGTAATTCAGATTTAGGTAAAAAAAGAATTAAAAACGTTATGCCTAAAGGTATCATTATGCCAATGGGTACAGTTGAGACGACTATCAATGGTAAAGAAAGACAAGTTCCTTATATCTTTAAAATGTGGCAAAACCTTCCGTTAGTACAAAACGGTATGGTAAGAACATTTTTTGAAGGAGCAGGTGCTAACATAGATAAAAAAGGTTCGAGTTGCGAATACCTTAAAATATCTAAATCTACAACTGTTGGTATTGCGGTGGTCTGTCCAGAAGCGATTACATTAATTGACTAACAATCAGTAAGTTACGTTGAAATTAAAAACCTTACACATTATTTGTGTAAGGTTTTTTTTGTTGTATATCAGCATTACCAACATTATTAATCAACTTAAATTGATTAATGTATTATTGCATATCCATTATTTCTATTTTTTAGAAGTGCTAAAGACCGTGTTACAACAATTTTGTTTCACGGTTTTTCTCATTTAAAAAATTTAACTATATTTGTAAACTATTAATACTTAATAAAAAAAAATAGAAATAATGGCTAAAATAACATTCAAAACTCTTTCTAAAAGAAAAGTAATTATACTTAAACAAAACATTTCTTTTAATGAAAGGTTTAAAACAGGAAAGAAAAAAGGTAAAGTAAGTAGAAAAAGAGTTATTCGTTACGTTGAAGATTTGGAAAGTATTTTTGTTGATGAACAAAACAAAATCGACCCAAAAGCAACAAGAACACATATAAAAATTATCGGTGGAGTTATGCACGTTGACGAAGATAATATAAATTTACTTAAATTTTTAAGAGCATCTCCTGAAAATGAAGCAAATGGCGGAAAGATTTTTAGAGAAGTAGATGTTGAGAAAGATGAAGAAATCGGAATGGATAGATATTATAAAATCCAAGAAGCAAAGAAGTTTATTCTTGATGCTTCTAAAGATGATAAAGTCCAGTTGATGAATGTTGCTATTTCATTATTAGGTCATAGTTATAAGAACAAAACTGTATTCCAAAATGTACAAACTCTTACAAATAGAGTTGAACACGATTTAGATTTTGCTCAAACTATTATTAAGTTTTTTAACGACAATGATACTCAAAGAAGAACTGTTGCTTTAGCAATGACGCAAGGTATGATTGAAGTTAGAGACGGTAAAAATGTTTGTTGGGGAGACGATGGAGAGAAAATATATGCAGGTTCGCAATCAGCAAATGTTGTAGATGAATTTGTTTTATGGGTAAAAACAAATGAGGAAGGGCAACAGATTATGAAGGTAATTACAGAAAAACTTGAAGAAAACGTTAATTAATACATTATGAAAAAAACTGAAAAGTTAGCTATCATTAAACAGATGATTGCAGACAAAAAAACCGATGCTGAAATAATTTCCTATTCTGAACAAGAAAAATGGAAAGGAAATATTGTTAATTATATTCAGGAAGTTAAAGATGATATTTCAAAAGAAGAAATTCCACAACCTACTACGCCTCCTGAAACACCACCTGTTGCTCCTATCGTTAAGGATAAAAAAGAAAAGGTAGTTGACAACGGTAAGCCAAGAGATATAAAAAAGAAAACCTTAATTATTACTAAAATCGTTAGGAATATGAAAGGTGGAGCTACATTATCTTTTAAAGGAAAAAATGATGATGTTGTTATTTCTTCAAACACTTATGAAGTTGGAGACGAATATGAAGTTTCGGTAGTTCCTAAAAAAAATAAATAAACTAAATATTTTTAATATTTTAACTTAAAAAACCATACAGAATTATTTTGTGTGGTTTTTTTGTATTACCATCTAAAAGGTTTTCATTTATTAAAATAACCTATATTTGTGCAAATACTTTTATTATGATGTTAGACGATTTATACAAAGGCGCACAGGCTGAACTTAATAAAGACCAACTCGGTTATTTGAAGCCTTTATATTTCAATACTTTTGCACGACAATCTGTTAGAAAAGTGTTTAATAAAATATTTTTAGATATAAAATCTAATGTCAGAAAGAAGAATTGGCAACTTGACGGTAAGAATTTCGCAAATTACTCTCAATACTTAATTCAACTAATAGAGTATTATTCTTACACTACAATATTATCAAATCCTTTTGTATTACCATTGGATTTAGAATTCGTGCAAGATGTGTTTAATGGAAGTACCCGTATATCTAAAATAGAATACAGTACTTTTTTAGACCTTCAAGATAATAATTATGCAAAACCTACATTGTGCGCACCATATTGTAGTAAAGTTGGAGATAAATTAGTTGTTTCTCCAATCGAAATAAACAAAGTGAACTTACATTACATAAGAACGCCAAAAGTTCCAAAATGGACGTTTCAGGAAGTTGACGGGAAGCCTATGTTTGATGAAACAGCGTTAGATTTTCAAGATATAGATATGCCTGACACTTTTTATGATGATATTCTTACTATTATTGTTGAAAAAGCATCAGTAATGTTAAGGGAACAACTGCCTATTCAAGTAGAGAGTCAAGACCAAAATCAAGAGATACAATCTGAAAATAAACAATAATTATGACT